ATGTTGTCAATGAAGTCTTGGTCGAAGTTCTGCGTGTAATCGCAGATTGCAGCGGTCAACTGGGTGTAGTTCATGTTCGTATCAGGCCATAGGGCCGCGAGCCATCACGCCTTTTGTAGCTGCGCCAGTACCACGGATTTTGATACCCGAGGTTTTCACGCCCGGATACTCGTTGCTGTGGTTGCTGGCCACGGACACATTGGTGTTTTCCATGTGCTTCATGGCGTTTGTCTTGGGCAGCACCGCCTGTGTAGGGGCGGCTTTCATTTTTGAGGACGTTGCCATCTTAGGCTCCTTTGCGACCGGGGGACTTTTGGTTAGCCACTTTAGCCAAGCCACGACCCATCTTCAGCATGTCGCTGTTGGTCTTGCCACCAGCACGCAGCTTGGTAGGCTTTTGGCCGGGGTGCATGTTGCTCTCGTGTTTGCGAACTGCGGTTTTTGCATCCATGATGGACTCCTTATGATGTTACGATTGTCACTTGGCCGACCGCTGTAGTCAACACCAAGTAGTTGGGGGTCAAGTCATCGTCATACGCCCGCGCCCCACCCACGGGGTTCCAACCCCACTGAATGTCACGAGAGCCTCCGGTGAGGTATCCGGCAGCGTTGGGGCCAGCCGTCACGTATGTCGTATCTCTGCGGGGATTGCGCACAGCCTGCGGGTCATCCACAGGGTACATACCCAACTGCAGTTGCGGTTGATCCGGGTCCCAGCAATCGTCGCACACAAGGATGTTGACCTGCTTGGTCTTGATGATCTCCTTGCGCAGCTCCGTAAGTTTGAAACGGAAACCACAACGATCGCACTGGGCGATCGAGTTCTTGGCGCTGGCAAAGCGATTACCCATTTAGGTACCGCTTCCAATGTACTGACGGCGTGGCACAAAGCGAATCGCGGCCTTTTCCCGGTCTTCGCTGGCGGCAAGGTCCCATGCCTCATCGTACTGCTGCTTGAGCACCACCAAACGCTCAGTGCCACCGGGCACCTTCAGGGCCAAGTAGTAGGACAAGCCTGCCACCATGCAGGGGATAAAGCGGAACGGCATATCCATCGTGTTGACACCGTTACCAGCATCTTGGATACGCTTTAAGCGCCAGTACACGAAGGTGTAAGGCTGGCTATCGTCCGGCACGGGCCACACAGTGATCCGTGGGGTGTTCAAACGCTCAATCCAAACTTGGATTGGGCGAGCTTGTTGCAGCTTGTTGGGGATCGTGGCGTAGGTAGAAACACTGATACGCGTGATGGTCAGGTCTGCCTGTGTCGATGCACTGCCTGAGCCGGTACGGATCACATGTTCCAGCAAGTCAATGGTGTCTGCCGGGAGGTCATAGGTTGCAGTGCCTGCCACCAACGGGATCGAGCCTTGCTCGAATGTCCACATGTTGATGCCACGGTTGGCCCAGTCGGCAAACATCAAGTTCAAAGAACGGCGAGCCGTGCGCAAGTCGTAGCCCGTGCGCATCTCCGAGCCAACGCGCTCAAACGCCTCCTCAACGATTTCCGTCAAGTCGAGGTTGAATGTGGATGTGCCGGAGGTTGCCATTATCTGAATCCTGCTGTTTTCTTCGCAACGGCTTTAGGCTGCGCCACGAACTGCTTGCCCGCCTTTTTACCAGCACGCTTGGCCTTGGTGGTCGCGGCGTACTCGGCTGATGATAGCGATTTTATCGCTGCTTCAGGCAAATATCGCTCCCCCGTCTTTGACGACGGTTTGCCGGATTTGGTGCGCCATTTCTGGTCACCCCAATCCTTGAGCGATTTCTGCGGGGCTTTCATCTCAGTCCTTGTAACCGCCGCCAGCAGCCTTGTACTTCTTGGCCACAAGCTGCGCTTTACGGGCCGACCACTGGCCAGCCTTGGTGCCGTGGGTTGCTGCGGCTTTTACCTGAGACACAATCCGCTTGCGCAGACTGGGCTTGGTGTAGTTACCGGCAGCATTGACCGTCCCACCTTCAGCGTACTGCGTGAAGTCGGTGTCATCCCGGCGAGCTTTTTTCACGCCTTTGGGCATCTTGGAGGGGGCGATTGCCCCCATCCCACGGCTGGCGATCATGTCAGAGCACCCGACCTTTGGTGTGGCCTTTGGTGATGCAACCGTCTGCGCGAGTCACGCCGCCTTTGGCGTAGCCTTTGACTTTGCCGCCACGCTTCATCATGTCGGAAACTTCGTCTTTATTTTCTTCGCTGTTCAGACGAGCGCCGCGCATTGCACCGGTGGCCTCTGCCGCACTGTCCAACATGTTGCGAATACGACGTGTTTCCCCGCTCTTGGCCATTGTTTCGTCATCCGGCTTACGGGCCATAGATGTACGCTTTGTGCCTTCGACCAGAGTTGGCGCATGGGGCGAGCGGTTGTCACGAGACTTGTACACGCCAGCCTTCGTGCCTTCCGGGGCTTTACGTGTCAAACCGCGCTCTTTGTTTAAAAAGTCGCGCAAGCTCAAGCCTGACTCATCAAGCTGCTTTTGGGTAACGATTGCTGGTTTGGTCGCCATGACTGTCTCCTTACTTGCAGGCTTTGCCGCCGTAGGCCATCTTGACCATGGTGCCCTTGGTCTTACCTTTGGTGGCAATACCGTCTTTGCTAGGAGCAGCAGTTTTGACTGCGCCCATACCGGTCATGCCGCCGGACTTCAAGCCTTTGTGGGCTTTAGAAGCAGGCTTGGCTGCGTGCTTGGCCAACGCGTCAGCGCCGCCTTTTTTCTTTTCCATCATTGCCTTGAAACCGGCGTTCATTTTTGTAGCCATAGTGTCACCACCTTCTTTGAATTTGCGGTTCTTGTCCGCAGTTGAAAAGTCTTTGCCCACGGACTGTGGGACCCCTACCTTCTTCGCAAACGCTGGGCTGTGCGCCACGGCGTTCATGAAGTTGTGCTGTTTCTTGCTAACCGAGGGCACTTCGCTGCTCCTTCATGAAGTCGTCGATCTTGCCCTCAAGCCGGTCCAAGCGGGTCAGCACACGGTTAATGTCGTTGTGCATGTCGCTCTTGGTTACAAACTTGTCGGAGTGCTCTTCACGAGTTTTGCTCAACAAAATGCTAAGGCGTTTCACTTCATCGTGAGACACCTTTACCCAGAACATCAGCAAAGCCGACGCAAAGGAGAGAACAACGTTCCAGACCATCAGCTCCATATCAGCACTTCCAAGCCCGCAGGCTTTTGTTGATCCGGCTGTCCGGGTCTTTGGCTGTCTTGGTGCTGGTCAGCTTCTTCTTCATGCCTTCCATACGGGCGCAGAAAGAGTCGCGGCGTTTGCCGCCCTCGGGCTGAGGGGCTTTCAGTCCGGGCTTGCCCGGATTGGCTTTGTTGTAGGAAGCCCGACCCTTGGCGTTTAAACCGCCCTTCTCGGACTTCCCCTCTTTGCGTTGCCATGCTGGGCTCTTAGGCATAGAACACCGTTACTTTGGCGTTGGACAGCGTAGCGTATGCGCTGGTCACGCAAAGAACGCCCTCTGCCGGGATCAGGACGCTGAAGGTCTCACCGTTGGCCACCGTGTTGATGGTGAACAAAGTGGTGCCACTCGAGCCGCCATCCTTGATGATGACGCTGCCTGCAGAACTACCGGGCTCAACCACAAGAGTGCGCACCCGTGCGCGATACCCAGTGATTGCACCCGATGCGGCCAACGATATGGCCTTGACATCGGTTTGCATCGTCATGGATTGCTCCTATTACGCGTCAGCGAATGGGGTAACAACGGAGCCGGAGGCCAGAGCCACGCCGGTCACCATGTACTTGTTCGCGGCCAACACAGTCACAGTCACGGTCGAACCCGCGATACCGCCAGTTGTGGTGCCGTTGAAGTTGATGACGTCGTTGGACGATGCGGGAGCAAAGGCAGTCACTGCGCCGGAGCTGTCAGTGTCAACCATCATCATGGAGCCGATGAACTTGTCAGTGCCGTCGGTCTTCAAAGCCCAAGTGGAAGCAGTAGTCTCAACCACGAAAGTGTAGCTGGTACCAACGTTGTTCACGGTGTTGGGGTCTTGACCGGGGCCCGAAGTAGTGGGGTTGGCGGTGGTGTTGATCGAAGGCAGTGTGATGACCAAGGTGGCATCGTTTGTGCGGATAGTCTTGCCAGCGTATGTGGCGACATCCAGAGTCACAGTATTGGTGCCGTTTGCCAAGTTGACAACGGTAGCTGGACCTTGTTGATAGAAGCCAGCCAACGAGCGAACTGGGCCTTGGAAGGTAGTGCGTGCCATGATAATTTCCTCATGCGGTTAAGGCGTATCTGTCTGCATGACGTCGGCCCGGAGCCGCCAGATACACCGGAAAGTCCGGGTTTGGTTGCAATATATCACGCAGGTTTATGGGGGTCAACGAGTTTGTTGGACTTTTTTAAATTCTCGTCTTGCGTGATAACGCGCAGATTCCACGGAACATGCAGGCCGCACACAAACTCACCGCGCAGCGGCACGATGTGGTCGACTACGTACCGTTCACCCGTTACGGTCGTAAGTTTTCGCGCTTGCACGTACAGCTCCCGCATCTGCAAACGTTCTTCCTTTGTCAGCCATTTCGGTGTGGCTTCCCGATGCCTGCGTTTACGCACACTGGTGTCCGCCCGTACTACGTCGACGTTCCGGTCCTTGTAGTCGGACCGTGCCCGACGTTTCTCCTCGGCAGGACGTGCGGCTGCACGCGCAATTACCGCTTCTCGGTTCTTCTCGTAATACCTCCGCCCTGCAGCAATTGCTGCCGCAGTCTTCGGCTTCTCTTTCCGGCGCTCGTTGTCGATTGTCCAGTCTTCTTTGAGGCACTCCACGCACGACCCTTTGGTCTTGCGCAGGGCGATATGCCCGCGAACGCAAGGCGCTCCAGTGAAATAGAACTTGGCTCCGGTTGCCGTGGCTTCTCTGCGGGTTTTTGGGTGGTCCATATCTAACTCCTCGTTACGATACGGGGAATTATACGCAGGTGGTTTTTAAGTGTCAACAACAAATAAAAAAGGCCCCGAAGGGCCTTTTTTAGATACCGGAGTATTAGGAACCCGAAGAGCCCCAGATACCCAATGGATCGGACCAGCCGAAGCTATAACGCTCACGTGCTTTGTAACGAACGTTCCCTGTATCGAAGTCACCATCCATCGAAGTCTGCAAAGCAGAACGCTCGAAGTGCTTCAAGCCGTTAGGAACGTCAGTGGTCAAGAACCAGCCGTTGCTGTCGGTCAAGAAGTGGTTGACGGTGTAGCCGCCAGACACAGTGCCCATTTGCTTCAACGCGTTGATGTCGTTGTCAGCAGTACCAACACGCAGTTCAGTGTCAAGCAAACGCTTGGCAACGAACATCAATGCTGGAGGGATCACCAGTTTGACTGGCTTGGCAGCGATCAACAGACCGCGTTCGTCCACCCAAGCAGCGATCTGGATGGTAGCGTTTTCCAACGAAGTTTCGTTGAGGTCAACACCGGTGGTGGGGCTGTTGTAGTTAACGCCGCCGCCGACCAATGGGTGACCAACGCGAGTACCAGAGCTGTTGTTACCGAACAAAGACACGCCGTCGCCGCCCAGAGCGGTGCCAGCAAAGCCGGTGTTCAGAACCGAAGCAGCTTTAACTTGCTTGGTGTAAGCCATACCGCGAGCCAAAGCCTTGGTGTAACGGGCAGACAGACTGTCGTACAGGTTGTCTTCCACAGCTTCTTCAGTGATGGAGAAGCCCAAAGCGATGGTTTCGTGGGTGTAGCGAGCAGTGAAGGCTTCCTGCGCGTTGTCATAAGCGATG